GTTCCTGAATGCCATAGCATCTGGCGAGCGTAAAATGTCCGTCAGGTCTGGGCATGGTACAGGTAAGTCAACGTCAGCGTCTTGGGCTATGCTCTGGTTTCTCCTACTGCGTTTCCCAAATAAGGTTGTCGTCACAGCCCCCACGTCCAGCCAATTGTTTGACGCACTGTTTGCCGAGTTAAAACGCTGGATTAACGAGCTGCCACCCCACCTACAGCAATTGCTAACCACCAAATCAGACCGCGTCGAGCTAACGTCGGCAGCATCCGAGGCTTTCATATCAGCCAGAACGTCACGCGCAGAAACGCCAGAGGCACTAGCAGGTGTTCACTCTGAGAATGTTTTATTGGTGGTAGACGAGGCATCTGGTGTGCCTGAGAAAGTTTTTGAGGCTGCGGCTGGCTCAATGTCAGGCCACAGCGCAACCACGCTACTCTTGTCTAACCCCACACGTTCATCAGGCACATTTTACGAGAGCCAAACACGCATGTCCAAGAGCTGGTGGACGCGCAGATGGTCGTGCGTCGATAGCCCGCTTGTATCGACAGAGTTTGTCGAGGAGATGCGTGAGAGATACGGCGAAGAATCAAATGCATTCCGCATACGTGTGCTTGGCGAGTTCCCATTAGCAGACGACGATACGATCATTCCGTTTCACCTTGCCGAAAGTGCAATACATCGTGACATTGAAATTACGCCTGACATTAGGCCAATATGGGGCTTGGATGTCGCAAGGTTTGGCACAGATAAGACTGCGCTATGCAAAAGATATGGCAATGTCGTGACGGATATTGAGGCGTGGCAGGGATTAGACTTAATGCAGACTGTGGGTCGTGTTATGGCTGAATATGAAAATTTATCGCCAAGCCTACGCCCAAACGAAATACTTGTGGATAGTATCGGTGTTGGCGGCGGTGTAGTTGATCGGCTGCGTGAGCTGGGCGCTCCAGTGCGTGGAATTAATGTTGGCGAAGCGCCTGCTATGGGCAAGACTTACATGAACCTACGCAGCGAGTTGTGGTTTAAGACAAAAGCGTGGCTGGAAGACAGGTCATGCAAGCTGCCAAAAAATGATCAGCTCTTAGCCGAGCTAACTGGCATACGATACGCATTTACCAGCGCAGGCAAGATGAAAGCTGAGAGTAAAGACGCCATGCGCAAGCGTGGGCTAAAATCGCCTGACTTGGCAGATGCATTATGTTTAACTATGGCATCAGACGCAGCCACAGCATTGTCTGGCGCAAGCATGAGCTGGAATAGGTCTATCAAGCGCAATCTCAAAGGCATTGCATGAATAAAAAAAAATTCGACAATTTATCACCTAAGATGAAAAATTTAATGATGAACAAGTGGATTAAAAATTATATGAGCCGAGGCCTATCGTTGGAAGATGCACAATTTGCTGCTCGGTGGCGCGCTGGGACGTGGAAGCTATCAGATAGAATGCGTGTTGTACTAGCTAATATGGAAAAATTGTGATAGTTTGTAAAAAATACAACACATAGGCTATAATTATGGCACAAAATAAATTTTTAAGCTTTCTTAACTCGCTAGATAAAGGCGCAAGTGACAGGAATAGCATTACTGAGTTTCTAGCCAACGTCTTAACACCGGGCGACGAAATGGAATACGTTAATGGTCAACTTATGACAACTGGCGGTCAACCTGTAGAAAACATTGGCGATAAAACATATTACGGCACGCTAGGCCAAGCTAACTTTGCTGGCAATGATCCAGTTAAAGATGGTTTATTGTCAAAAATGACTGAAGCGCCTGATAAAGCAGCGAAAAAATTTGGATTGCTAAATAAAGACGTGCAAGTGCCAAGCAGTGATGTTTACAGCTTATTATACGGCGTACAGCCAGATAGTCCTATTATACAAACTACGTTGCCTGACATAACTGACGAGCAAGAGTTCTTTAACTTTGTAGAAAAATACAAGGATGATCCATTGTTTGGTAAATATATGGGTGACATGGAAATGATGCGCAAAGTCTTTGATTTATCTAAGCAGCAGGAATAAACTAATGCCAATTACAACATATGCAGAATTAAAGACAAATATTGCAGATTTTCTTAACCGAGATGACCTAACATCTGTGTCTTCCACGTTTGTCTCACTCGCAGAAGCAGATTTAAACAGGCAAATCCGTCATTGGCGGCAAGAAAAGCGAAGCACAGCCGAGATTGACACGCAATATAGCGCAATACCCGCAGATATGCTCGAAGTTATACGATTTTACATCACAAGCGGAGATACACGCCCACTTGAGTTAATTTCGCAAGCAGAAATGCTTGATCGCAAGTTTAGAAACCTAAACACAAGCGGGCAACCAGCATATTACGCGGTTACGGCAGGTGAATTAGAGGTTTATCCAGTTCCAGACGGCACATATACGTCAGAATTGTATTATTTTGGCAAAACAGACGCATTATCTGACAGTAACACGTCAAATTGGATATTAGAGCATTACCCAGACGCATATTTGTATGGTTCACTCATACATTCTGCGCCATACCTAAAAGATGATGCTAGAATACAAGTATGGGCAGCTTTGTACCAAAATGCAATTGATGCTATAAATCAAGCAAGCGAAAAAGCTAAATTTGGCGGTTCTGGTCGTCGTATGAAAATAAGGGCATATTAAAATGAGTTTTTCTAATACATTCGAGACAACAGTTCTAACGTGGGTGTTTACGACAGGTAGTGCAACACGCCCCACAGCGTGGCATATAGCATTATACACATCAGCCCCAAGCGATACAGGCGGTGGCACAGAAGTGTCTGGCGGTGGATATGGTCGTAAAGCTGTAACATTCACAGTTTCAGGAAATACAGCGTCAAATAACGCAGCTATCGAGTGGGATACAGCCACATCATCATTTGGCACAGTTACACACGTTGGCGTGTTTGATGCTGCATCTGGCGGCAATTTAATTGCGTATGCTGCATTAACAACAAGCAAAACAATTGATACAGGTGATGTTTTTCGCTTACCATCAGGCGATCTTGATATTACGCTAGACTAATGGCTGAATACCGCAGTGGATATGGACGCAGTGCATATGGCTCATATAATTTTGGGCTAGATGGCTTCGTCACGGAAGGCGCTGGCGCAATTGTTACAGTTACGTCAACTGCTGCGGCTTCAGTGCGTGTTAGGTTAAGCGCATCTGACATAATCACAGTGTCCACTACAGCTACGCAAGCGCAAAGAGTACGTGAAGCATCTGCAAGTAGCACAACATCATCAACAACGTCTGGTTCTGCCGAGCGTGTACGTGAAGTTGCATCAGCAATATCCACAATCTCATCTACATCTGCTGTAGGTGCAAGAACACGAACATCAAGCAGTGCAATAACAACAACATCCGCAACCAGCTCAGATATGGTGCGTGTAAGACATGCAATATCAAATATAGCACCATCATCTAGCACAACATCAAACGCAGTTGTTGTATTTAGCAGTGCATCACAAATTAATACAGCATTAAGCACAACTGCTACAGTTAATAGAGTACAATTTTCCGCGTCAGCAATTGCAACAGCATTGTCTACGACATGCCGAGCAATTGAAAAGTGGGAAACAGAACAAAATACACCTGAAATATGGACACCCCTTGAAAAGACACCTGAAACATGGCAAGATGTGTTTAACGCAGCCGATGATTGGTCTGCCACTCCCCCGACATCGAAGGAATGGACAACTGCATCGGCAACCAGTGAAACTTGGGCTAACGCCGCATAGGAGATTAACATGGCTGATACTACAACAACGACATATAGCTTAGTGAAGCCAGAAGTTGGCGCGTCTGAAGATACTTGGGGTACAAAGATAAACACTAACTTAGATAATATTGATAATCTGCTAGACGGGACAACACCTGTCACGGGCATTGATATTAACTCTGGTACGATTGGCGGCGTAACTGCTGATGGGGATATTTCATTTGGAGATAATAACAAAGCCATATTCGGTGCTGGCTCTGACCTACAGATTTATCACAATGGCACTGATAGCTACGTTAGTGACAATGGAAGTGGTGACCTTTACCTACGAGGTACATCTAATGTAAGAATAACTGACCTAAATAATCATAAAATGGCGTTATTTCAAGATGGTGGTTCGGCACAGCTTTATTATGACGGTGGGACGTACACAACACCCAAACTAGCCACAACATCAACAGGCATTGACGTAACAGGCACAGTGACCAGCGATGGGCTGACTGTGGATAATGCTAGTCCAATTTTAACATTAAAGAACTCTGACGGCACAAGAATTACTACCTTAAAAAATGTTGGAACTAACACTGAATTAAGCAACTCAACAGGTGGTAATCTTAGATTTAGGACTAACGCTTCCGAATTAGAACGTATGCGTATTAGCCCAGATGGCGACATCAGCTTCTACGAGGACACAGGCACAACTGCTAAGTTCTTCTGGGATGCGAGTGCTGAATCGCTTGGTATTGGTACTAGTACGCCTAGTAGTGCTTTACACGTTAAAGACTCATCAGAATTTCTTGTTAGTGTAGCGGGTTCTGATTCGTCTACAGAGTTTAAAAGCAGCCTTGGTAATTCGTGGAGAATCGGAAACGATTCAAGCCTAAACGCTTTTGCTATTACTCAATCAGCAAATCTTACTACCGATGTTAGGTTGTTTATTGCTAACGGCGGAAACGTTGGTATTGGTACGACTTCGCCTAGTGAAAGTTTACACACCGCAGGTAATATTCGTCTGGGTGATACCTCCCCTGCTGAAATTTACACAAACTCTAATGAGTTACGTTTAGGTGTTGATAAGAATAACGATAATTCCGCATCTGATATTACTTTCTATGCAAATAACGATGAGAAAGTCAGAATAGACTCGTCAGGCAATGTTGGTATTGGTGCTACGCCTAGTTTTGCAAGTTCGGCATTTAACGGCTTAGAAATAAGCTATAGCACAATCCCAACTTTACGGCTAACCGACACCAGCAACACATCCTTTGACATATTTAAGAATGGTTTAAATGTCACTCTAGTAAACAGAGATGGAGGTTATCTTCGGTTTGACACCAACAACTCAGAAGCCATGCGCATAGATGCATCAGGCAAAGTTGGTATTGGTACAGATTCGCCTGTGGCAAAACTACATGTTGAAAACGGCGATGTTCGCTTAGAGAAAGACACCAAAGTTACTATAGGGTTTAAGGGTCACACTAGCGGCTCTACAGCGTTAGCCTTTAGGGATTCAAACTCTGGGGTGGATAGGGTAACTATCGACTCGTCAGGCAACGTGTTGGTGGGTAAGACTGTTAACGACCTTACTACAGAAGGAACAAGAATACGTCCAAACGCATTGGACACAACAAGAGCTAGTTCCAATGCTCTTAATGTTTGCAGAACTGGTACTGACGGTAGCCTTGCCAACTTTTACAAAGATAGCTCTGTTGTAGGTAATATTGGTACTTTAGGAAATTATTTAACGATAGGTGATGAAGATACTTCTATCAGATTTCACGCAGGTGTTGATAGTATTTTACCTCATAATAGCACAACAAATGCTACTAGAGATGCTAGCATTAATTTAGGTGCTTCAGGCTCTCGCTTCAAAGATGTCTGGGCTTCTGGAAGTTTAGTTGGTGATAATGCATACCTATCAGGCGGTGTATACCTCGGCGGTAACTCAGCGGCGGCTAATTTATTGGACGATTATGAGGAAGTAACCTTTACTGCAACTTTAAGAGGAAGTGGTTCTGAACCAAGTACGAAAACTACCACGGCAGCTAAAGCTACAAAGATTGG